GCACAAGAGCAATTTACAAGAATAGCTCAAGGTACCCCTGTTAAGGACATAGCTGAATCAAGAATTATTCAAGGAGAATCCGAGGTTGTGAGTGGCTAAAGACCTAGAGAGTTACCTTAACCGTGTAGACTACGGCTACCTGGAAAACGGTTACAAACCTTCAAAGTTTGCTTTGGAGTTTATCACGTTTATCAAACTAGTTAATGGCGGTGAAGGGGAAGAGAATGCCTCTCCTGTTATTCACTACGACATGATAGACCAGCTTGTTACCTCAAGACAAAACTTGTTTGTTTCTTTCAGAGGAAGTGCAAAGACTAGCTTACTGCATGAATACTTAATCCTATATCTAGCGGTTCATGGCAGAATCCCTGGGTTTGGCGAAGTTAACGTAGGGATGTACATCAGTGACACCATAGATAACGGTGTTAAGTCGATGAGAACCAACCTTGAATACCGTTGGGGTAACAGCGAATTTCTGCAAATGTACGTACCCCGTACCCGGTTTACAGACGTTAGGTGGGAGTTTGAAAATGTCGAAGGTAAGAAAATGTGCTTTAGAGGCTACGGAGCAAGCACAGGTGTTCGTGGGTTTAAAGAATATGGGCAAAGACCTGTTTTCGTAGGTTACGATGATTTAATGTCGGATAAAAATGCTGAGTCCTTGACGATCACCAGGGATATTAAGCATATTATATACAAAGCTGCACGACAGGCTCTGCACCCTAGCAAACGTATGCAAATATGGACAGGAACACCTTTTAACAAGTCAGATCCCCTATACGAAGCTACTACAAGCGATTCCTGGAACTGTAAGGTGTATCCTATATGTGAGAAGTTTCCGTGCAGTAGAGAGGAGTTTAAAGGTGCTTGGGAGGACAGGTTTGACTACGACTTCATCAATCACGAGTACCAAAGTCTTTTAGGTAGCGGAGAAATCTCATCGTTTAACCAGGAGCTTATGTTGAGAATTACAAGTGAAGAAGATCGCCTAGTACAAGATCATGATATTGTGTGGTATGCGCGTGAGGATGTCATGCGTAACAGAGATTCCTACAATTTCTACATAACTACCGATTTAGCGACAACTAACCAGAAGAAGAGTGATTATAGCGTAATAGGTGTATGGGCTTACTCCAGCAATCAAGACTGGATACTGGTAGATGGTGTTTGTGCAAGGCAGCTAATGAACCAGAATATTGATGACCTGTTCAGGCTTGCTTCAATATACAGACCTTTAAGCGTAGGTATTGAGGTTAATGGTCAACAGGGCGGATTTCTAGCCTGGATCAGGGAACAGATGCTAGTTCGTAAGATATTCTTTAACTTGGCAGGTAAGAAAAGCGTAGAGGGTATACGCAGAACTAAGAGTAAAATTGAGTACTTTAACCAATTCCTGCCATTGATCAAGTCTCACAAAGTATGGCTACCTGAAGATTTAAAGGATACTGCCTTAGTTACAGAGTTGGTGGAAGAGTTGAGGTACGTCACAAAAGAAGGTTTTAAATCTAAGCACGATGATGCTTGTGATATGATGAGTATGCTTATAGAGCTAGATGCTTATACGCCTAGCGAGGAAGTTTCTGGTGACTACATAGAAAATGAAGAAGGTACTTTTGCGTTGTCTAGTCCAGACTTAGATGATGAGGTATATAAAAGCAACCTGCTGTTCTGATCTTGACTGGTTTACCTTACCTAGGTATTCTTCAAAACTACTGTATAAAGGCAAAACATTATGGAAGTTTCTACGTTAATCGCTTCAATAAAGTCAGGAGATCTTAAAAAACTATTCCTGAAAAACAGCGATACTGATATTTTAGGATTCATTAATTCAGGGATAGTAGAGATCTACAAAAGATTCCCACTATCACGAGACAGCATACCGATAACCCCAACGGTAGGCGTTAAAGACTACAAATTCAATGGAGAAGACCTTAACGTACCTATAGACGTAGATGAAACTCAGCTGCTGCTGATAGAGGAGATTACAGCCACTGATCCTGAAGGCGAAGTTTTTACATTCATACCTACTAACGCTACGATTCCTGCAAACTTCTCTACGCCTTCTTACAACACACTAAGAATACATAGCGACTACGAACTTCACACTCTGGCTGTTGAGGTTAGGCTGGTTCCTGCAACACTTATCAGTACAAGCGATGATTTGCCTCTACCTCCGCAGTTTTTGGAGATGTTGACCTTGTACGTAGCTTATAAAGCACATAGTTCGGTCAGTGCTGACGTTAAAGGAGAAAATAACACGTACTACATGCGGTTTACTAAGGCAGTGGCAGATACAGCTTTAGGAGGGCAGTACCCCCTAGACCCACTAGATGTTTCCTTATTGGACAAGAGGGGGTTTGTATGACCACCAACGCCACTATTCGGGATATAATGAATGCAAACAGGGTGTTCACTAAACTTGCAGATAATCCTAACGTGTATGTGTCTGTGTCTTTTGCTTTACTCCCGGTACTGGAATTTGTTACCGAAACGGTACAAGGGTACCTAGACACGAAAGATGCCATATCTGCAGAAACTATCCCTATGGAGGAGAGAGAACAAAAACTTAACGACTACCTAGGCAAGGAAGTAGTTTTACCTGATGTAAGAGTGCCTGCCATAAATTTGAGAAGTTGCGGTCTCACTATGGTAGAAGTTCATCATATACGTTGGTGGTTGGTGGGTGATGATGAAGATCTCTAAGCATTTTGACAGAAAGGAGTTTGCTTGTTGTTGCGGTTGTGGTTTTGATACCGTAGACGTAAAGCTGGTAGAGGTTTTAGAAGCTCTGTGTGACTACTGCCAAGAAGCTCTAGGCGCACAGAAAGTTATGGTATACATCCTATCAGGGTGTCGTTGTGTACCGCATAATGAAGCGGTACAGAAAGAGTATGTTGAAAAGTACGTACCTTATAGCTCCGACAGTATGCACCTTAGAGGGCAAGCAGCAGATTTCTACGTTGCAATAATTAGTGAAACTGGAATAAAAACAAGAGTACCTACTGCATTTGTGGTAAGGTACTTAAACACTGTTTACTCACGCAGGTACGGTATCGGGAGATATAAAAACAGGGTACATTTTGATGTTAAAAGCGGTAATGCTAGAAGATGGTAAACAGACAATAAAATAAGGATTCTATTGAGTGGTAAACATAGTTGCTAAAGAGTTACTGTCACACGTTAGTAGCGCAACAATAACCCTGGCTCTGTGCGTTCTGTACATATCAAAAGAAACAGAGTGGTTAGCTACGTTCTTACCGACAAATGGACAACCTCTGGCGTTATTTACACTAATCTCGGTGCTGTTTTTACATGAGATGAACATAAAAGTTCAAAAGAGGAACGACTTACAGTACAAGTCTTTGTTGGAGAGGCAAAGCGCTCTTGCTAGGCAGATAGAGGTTAACAGGTTAGTCCAAGCCGTTAACGGACTATACGGCAGAGTAATCGCTTCTAAGGAACAGTGCATAGACAACGAATACACAATCAAAGAACTAGCCGAACTGAATGACGCCAGAACGCGATTAGGCGTGAACTCGTACACTCAAGGGAAGCTTGAATACCTAACAGGCTTAGTAAAAAGGTAGTCTATGGTTAAGATTGCGCAGTATAAGGGTACAAGCTGGACATCAAAATCGATCCAGCTTGTGACCAGAGGCCCGTATAGCCACACAGCGATCATATTAGGTGACGAAAGAATCGTAGAAGCTTGGCAGGGCTGTAATAAGGTTCGTGTTATCGAAAGCTTGAGCGATGGACACAAGCCTGGAACTGTTGTCGATATTTACACCCTCCCTTTCACTGAGGGGCAGGAGAAGACGTTCACAGAGTACGTTGATTCTCGAATCGGTTGTAAGTATGACTACTGGGGATTGGTTGCGTTTTTCTTAGATAAGGGTGAGTGGAATAGAGAGAATAGAGATTTCTGCTCAGAGCTGTTCTGTAATGGCTGTATTGCAGCAGATTTTCGCCTGTTCGCCTCTACTGTTGAAGGTTGGCAGGTTAGCCCATCAATGATTACAAGAACACCTTTCCCCATGTTTGAGCAGTCGATTGTGACAACTACAGGTCATAGGGAAAGACGTAGGGGAGGTGCCCATTGGTTATAACAGATCACAATGATAACGCAATTCAGGATCATGGGGATTTCCCTCTCTTTGATGGAAAAGGAGCTCCTCCAGCTGAGCATTATTACCTATTCCTTCTCAGCCAGCAGGGAGGCTTATAGCAGTGCCTAAGTTTAATTCATACACAAATCTACTTGCCGCAGTAGTAGCAGCTACTGACGAGTTGGGACTCTGGGATGACTCTGCCTCTGAATTCAAGAACGTTACAGCAGACGAGTTGCGACAGTACATAATCAACAACTCTACGATTGATGCTGATACCCTTGGCACTCTGACCCCTTCACAGTTCTTGCGTAGCGATCAGTCGGACACCTTGAACGGCGATTTAACCCTCACAGGTGGTTCTGTATTTTTTGATAACCACGAAGGTATTTGGGTCACCAAGTTAGATGGGGTCACTTCCTACTTTGCCTTTCGGCACAACGCTAACGATGACTTGGTTATTGGTAGTGCTACTAATACGCCTGAAGTACATGTTCAGTCGTCAACTGAAGTACACCTAAAAATTAACAGTATAACCCGATTACTGGCGACTTCTACAGGCACTAAGACAACAGGTATTCACGAAGTAACTGAAGGCATTAAGTTTCCCGCAACCCAAGTTCCAAGCGCAGATCCGAATACGGTAGATGATTATGAGGAGGGGGTTTGGACTCCTGCTTTGTTTGGCACAACAGTCTCAGGGGATACCACGTTCACCTCGCAGGTTGGCCATTATGAAAAAATAGGGCGAAATGTTACATGTCGCGGAAGGGTAGAGGTCAACACACAGGGTACGCTGGCAGGGAACGTCAGGATAAGCGGTCTACCGTTTACATCTTCATCGACTAGCAACACGTTCGGAACAATGTCAATTGGGGTGTCGGCTTCTCTAGCTATCGCAAATGGCACGTCGATGTCTGGATACGTTTTGACCAACAGTACGATTGGTGTACTGACCATGTGGGACCAGGCGTCAGGCACTTCAAACCTGCTTGATACAGAGCTGACAGACGGGGCTATTATTGTTTTCGTAGCTAATTACATGGTGTAATAATGATTAACAAGCGATACGAACAGCAAATTGAAGTCGATGAAAACGGCTGTATTGGTGTACGAGATGCCACCATAGTTGTGGTTGATGGTGTAGACAGCCCTCCTAAATTCCACAGGAAAGTGCTTGAACCAGGATCAGACTTAACTAATGAATCTGTACGGATTAAGGCTGTTGCGCCAGGTGTGTGGACTCCTGCTATTGTTGCTGAAAGAGCTGCATTTCTTGCTGACCCTGAAACTGTTGACCCTGTTGTGCCTGGATACGTTCGGAAGACTAAAACCAGAAACGTGATCTTAGCCAACGGAGCAGTAGTTCAGGCTGTCCTTGATATAGTTGAAGAGGATGGTGCGATCATCTCAGAAGTGCCAAGACCGAATCGATTAGTTGATGTGGAAGCTGATGTCACTAACGAGTCTGACCAAGTCAAGGTGTTGTCTTTAGCTTGGACTCAGGATGTCATAGACGCTGCCAATGCTCGGAGAGCTGCAATTCTAGCGAAGGTAGCGGAAGATGTGGCTAGGGAGGAATCAGCCAGAGATACTGCGTTGGCAGCTACCGCCACAAGTCACGCAGAGATTGCCGCTCAAGCTGCAACAAAAGCCATCAGTGACAAGGTTGTGACCAGCCTCGCTGTAGCTGAAGCTGGGACAGAGGAAGAACTAGCCACAGCATTGGCAAATGCACAGGTCCCAGCTGCCGTAGCATCAGCAGCAATAGCTGAGGCAGAAAACGCTAATGCGGCAGTATTGGTTGCAGAAGATAAGGCAACAACGTCAAGAGCTTTGGTTGAGACTGCAATAGCTAAAACTGCGGCAGATGAGGCAGAAGCTAAGGCTCAGACAGACGCAGCTTCCGATAAAGCTTCACGAAACTCAGCGTAGGTAAGGAATACATTTATGCAGAAGAACGCAGCAGGAAAAATCGTAGTCTTTGCCTACGGTCTGCCGAATCACACCAATCCAGGCGAACCTATCACTGGGGATGCTCTGAACATTACAGCTAACATCAGGATTGATGGAGGTGCTGCTAACGCTGTAGATGACCTGAACCCAACGGAAATGGAAGATGGTTATTACGTGTTTGATATTACAGCAGTGGAGAGCAACGGTGATTTGCTACTACTTGCTCCAGTATCGATTACCCCAAATGTTCAAGTCATCGCTGTTCCAGGTACAGTGTACACAACTCACCTCACAGGCGATAGCTATGCGGTAGTGAATGACCCTATCTTCGGCAACTCCGCCCTCAACGATTCGCTTGGAAACTTATCGTCTGGTATAGCTTCTGGTGGAGCTGTGAATGCTGGTGGGGTAGTGATTACCACAGGAACAGAAGGAGCACAGCCCTACACCGCAACTCACGAACAGGATGACATCGTACATGAAGTAGCCGCTGTCACTGGGAATACTGATTTTTACTACACAGTAACTCTTGGTGGATCTCAGTCATGTAATAGTGTGACATGGAGAGGTTACGTCCAAAGTCAAGGCGATAGCGTATCTGTGCAGTATTATGATTGGGATGCTGCAAGCTGGAAAACTGAGCTGGTAGTTCTGGGTGCAAATGGCACAACCTTTGTTGAGGAAACAATTCATGCCGTATCGGCGTACACGGGAATAGGGGCGAATCTTGGTGAAGTCAGGATTAGGGCACTATCAACCGCAGCAACAAATATCGCAACTGACCGTCTTCGGTTTAACTATACTGCAAATTTTCAGTCTGTAGGGTACGCTGGTGGGCAGGTTTGGATTAACACAGCCGATGGAAAGGCTGGAACAGAGCTATACAGGAACGGTACTGCGGATAACCAATCCCTAACTCTTGCCGATGCTGTAGCGATTGCAGCCGGAGTCCCGTTAGACAAGTTCGCAGTATCCAACGCTTCCTCTATCACTTTTGCGTCTGTTCACGCTAATGAAGTGTGGTCTGGAGAGGGGTGGTCACTGGTACTTGGAGGACAAGATGTTAGCGGAACACACCTTAAGCATTGCAACGATGTTTCTGGTATAGGGCTGTCACCTACTGACCATGTTCACATATCAGACTCCCACATGGGAGCCTTGACACTAGGTGAGTGCCACATCACAAGAGGTTCCTTTAAATCAACGTTCAACGCAGGAGCAGCAGGAGCTTACCATTTTGAGGACGTAAAATCTGGGGTACCTGGATCAGGAGCACCTGTACTTACCTTTTCAGGTCTTCTTCTAGCGTCAACGATGAATATACGCGGATGGGTAGGCGGAGGTACATGGATCTTTGACCAGGTGTGTACAGCGTCAATAGAGGTGCCTGTTGGCGGAACTCACGACATTACAACAGGCGGGGGTGACATCGAGTTTCGTGGCGCACCTAAGAACTTGGTTATAAGCACAAGCGGAACCGGCACAACGAACATCGTAGTTTGGTCAGGATGTCCAATTTCGATCACAGGTACAGGAGGCACTGTTAACGTCTATGGGCTACATAACGGAATCACAGACAGTTCAACTGGAACTACTGTAACTGACTTGGGCGTAGATATTACAGACCTTCCAAAGGTTCTTGCTGATACCAACGAACTCCAGACTGATGATGTACCTGGGCTGATTGCCGCTTTAAACAACTTTAACCCTGCTACAGATGATGTTGCTAGAGTGACACTGGTAAACACAACTACAGTCAATACAGACATGAGAGGGACAGACGGAGCAAACCAGATTGTTCCTGATAATGCAGCTATTGCGGATATTTTAACGGATACCAACGTGCTACAGATGGACTGGGCAAATGGTGGTAGGCTTGATTTACTGCTAGACCAAGTAATCGCAGACATCGCCAGCCTAAACAACATCAGTACAGCAGATGTGAATGCTCAAGTTAACGATGTTTTGAACGTAGATGCGTTAGCCGAGCTGACAGGAGTTCCTCCTGCAAATGCTGCAATAGGGGCGAAACTTAACTGGCTGTTCCTTCTGAGCAGAAACAAAGGCACACAGACCGCTACTACTAAAACTATCAGAAACGATGCGGATACGTTAGATGTGGCAACCAGCACTATTAACACAGACGGTATAACGTTTACAAAAGCTGAGTTCGTATGAGCAACAGCCTAGGGTCAGCATTTAACTTTTTCAGCCCATTTGACGATGTTCTGCCTGAGCCGACTTCGGACTTATCGACGACAGCGGTACAACAGCAGTTGTGGGGTTTGTACTCCGAGATTGCCACAGACCGTTTTGCGCTAGTTCCATACTGCGTTAAAGTAGTGTTAAAATTAGATCCTACAGTTCAGCTAACCTCTGACCCTACGGCTCGACTAAAGCTAGAGCCTGTAGTTCAACTGAAGTCAGACCAACACACAGTTCTATTTTGCGGATAAATATATGGCTAACGTGACTAAAAAGATCAACTTAGTACGGAAACGCGGAGATACTCGTAGTCATGTCTTCGTAGTGCTGAACGCTGTAACAGACGTAGTTGAGCATATAGGTACTTGGACTAGTTTCGTACTGGCAGTTAATACCTTAAAAGCACCTCCAGATAACACAACCGAGGTGCTTAAAATAACTGGCGTACTGACAACTGACGGGTCTGACGGGGAGATAGGGTTTTCACCTCCAGGGACTGCAGTACCCGGAAACTACTACTACGATGCTCAGTGTCTTGACGGTAACGGTGAGAAGTTCACAATAGCGGAAGGTAGGTATAAAATAACTCAGGATATTGCAAAGGATTAAAGACTGCGCAATGTACAGTACTGAAGGTAGAGTATGAAAGTAAAAAAGAGTGAGTTGTTAGCCACTTTCAAAGCAGACATGAAGGCTGCTGACCCATTACGTTTGGAGATGGTAGCAGACGTTGACAAGTGGCGTAGTGAGTATGACGGTAAAGCGTATGGCAACGAGGAGAAAGGTAAAAGCTCCTTTGTTTCCAGAGATATTAAACGTCAAGATGAGTGGCAACACGCTTCCGTTAAAGACCCGTTTGTATCTCAAAGCAACATAGTAACCTGTACACCTATAACTTACGAGGATCGTGCTGCAGCTGAACAGAACCAGCTTATACTAAACTACCAGTTTACCCGGCAGTTCAACCGTTACGTTTTTATGACGGACGTAGTTAAGCTTAACTACTCTGAAGGCACTGTCATAATTAAAACGTCCTGGGAATACGAGGATGAGGAAGTAGAGGTTATGGTGCCTGAAGTAGCTATAAACCCTTTAAACGGTCAGCAGGTACAGGTCGGAGAAACTTTGGCTAAACAGCTAAAGGTTCTGGTGAATCGTCCTCATGCAGAAGTATGCCGTATCGAAGACATCTACCTAGACCCTACCTGCAGGGGAGATCTATCTAAGGCTCAGTTTGTAATTCATAGGTATGAGACAGATCTAAGCACTCTCCGCTCTTCCAAAAAGTACAAAAACCTAGATAAAGTAGCGAAAACGGGGAGCTTTACAGATACAGACTACGAAGCTACCAGCGATAAATTAGATGACAGTATCACGAACTTTAAGTTTCAAGATGAGGCTAGACGTAAGCTAGTAATCTACGAATACTGGGGGTTTTACGATATAGAGGATGAAGGGGTAGTTAGACCTATCATCTGTTCTTGGGTAGATAACGTGGTTATTCAGCTGGAGAGTAACCCATACCCAGATAAAGAAATACCTTTCCTGCTTGTTAAAAACAACGCTAGACCCTTTAAGCTTTATGGGGAGTCTGATGCTGAATTGGTTGGGGATAACCAAAAAATAGCTACTGCTATCAAACGCGGTATTATCGACAATATGGCTAACTCCAACAATGCCCAAAAAGGACTAAAAAGAGGGACTTTAGACCCTTTAAACAAAAAGCGTTTTCTTAACGGTAAAAACTTTGAGTATAACGGAAACTCCAACGACTTCTACGAAGGGGGGTATAACCAGTTGCCCTCTAGTGTTTTCGATATGCTTAACATGTTAAATGGTGAAACAGAGTCTATGCTAGGGGTTAAAAGCTTCTCTGGCGGGATTAACGGCAACAATCTAGGGGATACTGCTACTGCAGCCAGAGGTGCGTTAGACGCTGTTTCTGTAAGGCGTATGGACATTGTAAGAAACATCTCTGAGAACCTTATTAAGCCGCTGTTACGAAAATGGATGGCATACAACAGTGAGTTTTTACAGGAAGAGGAAATTGTCCGCCTTACCAACGAGGAGTTTGTCCCTATACGAAGAGATGACCTTAAAGGAAATGTAGACATACAGGTAGACGTAACCACTGCAGAAGACAGTAGTGCAAAGTCCCAGGAGTTAAGCTTTATGTTGCAAACGTTAGGGCCAAACATGAATCCTGATATGCTGCATATTCTTATGGGGCAGTTCTTTAAGTTGAATAAGATGCCAGACCTAGCTAAAATGATTGAGGAGTACAAACCTCAACCTGACCCAATGGCGCAAAGGATGCAGATGTTGGAGATGAAAAAACTAGAGTCTGAGATAGCAGAACGTATGTCAAGAGCAACTGAGAATGCTACTGACAAGCGACTCAAGGAAGCCAAAGCAGTCCTTGAGGAATCGAAGGCGAAGTCTTTAGACTCAGATACCGATCTCAAAGACCTAGACTTTCTCAGAAAATCTTCAGGAGAAGAGTTTGAAGAAGGGATAGCTGAAAAGGTAATTGATAAAGAATTAGCCGGAAATACAGGGAATCCTTCCCTACTTCCTTAACTTTAAAAGGTAATACCGATGTCAAACAAAGAAGAGATACTATCTGTTGAACGAGAAACCGAACACGCAATTAAGATGGGTGAAGCTCTTAAACGTTTAAACGATAACGAAGACTTCAAAACACTAATTGTTAACGGGTACCTCAAAGACAAAGTAGCAGCTTCTGTTAGTTTGTTAGCAGTTCCTCAGATTAAGGCTCAAGGTAAACGACCAGACATTATGGAAGACCTGGTGGCTGCTAGTAACCTTAGCTACTTTCTGATGGTAGTGGAAAACCATTACGCGGATGCTACTGACCCTATTCTCAGCGATGAGGAAGAGGAGGCAGCAAATGAGTAACCTTACACCGGAAGAAGTTGAAAGAGAGAGGATATTCTCTAACGATAGAGATCCTATGGAAGAACTGAACGAGTTACGTCTTAAAGAGGCGGAAGAGAGTTCTCAAGAAGAGGGTGAGGCTGAAGCTGAAGCAGAGGAAGATCCTACGAACGTAGAAGAAGAATCTTCTGAGAGTGAGGATGCTTCGGTAGAGTTTGATAAAGAAGACACCACAGACAGTGATGACGATAACGAGGAAGATAAGGACGGTAGCGATAATGCTTCAGAAGACTCTGCTGAAAAGGAGGGAGAAGAAGAAGACGCTGATGATGATGATGATGATGATGACGAATTCTTGCACAAATTTAAAGCCAACGGCCAGGACTTTGAGTTTACACAGAAAGAGATTAATGAGCAGTTTGGGGCTGTGTTCGGTAAGGCGATGGATTACACCCAAAAAATGCAGAAAATCTCCCCCTATAGGAAGATGATCTCAGCCCTGGAAGACGAGGGCATTGACCAAAAACAGTTAAACCTGGCTATTGATGTTCTAAAAGGTGACAAGGGAGCTTTAAGAAAACTTGTTGAAGAAAAGTCAATAGACATATATGATCTAGACAAAGACAGTGATGAACCAGCATATCAAGAGAAAGATTACGGCAAAGACGAAAAAGAGCTAAACCTCGAAGATGTCACCCGTCAACTTTCAGCTGATCCTGAATACTCACAAACATTAGACGTTGTTACTAACCAGTGGGATAGTAGTTCACGACGAGCTTTAGCGGATAATCCTGAATGGCTTACAGGACTACATTCGGATGTCAAATCTGGAGTCTTTGCGAAGGTATCTCCAGAAGCGATGAAGATTAAAGTTTTAGACGGAGGAAACAAGCCAGATATTGAGTACTACCTGATGGCAGGAGATCGGCTGTTTGGGGAGAAGGAAAAAGTTACTTCTCCACAAATAAAAGATACTGCGGATAAGGCTACTCAAAAGTTTAAAAAAGACTCCGCTACAGCTGACAAAAAACGGTCTGCTTCTTCGACTCGTTCAAGAGGTGGACGTAAAGGCGTTGTTGACTACTTAGAGGATAGTGATGAAGCATTTGATGAGTGGTACGACAACCTAATGAAAAGTGTTTAAGGTGAATTAAAATGGTTACTAACGTATACGGTACAGGTACTGACTCCACAGCAGGAGCTAATACCGTTGTCCATCATTATGACAAAGCAGGGGTTAAAGCAGCTAATGCAGTAGCTGTTTACGCTCAGTTTGCAGATCGGAAGAGCGTCGTGTAGGGAAAGAGTGTAGATCTCGGTGGTC